TTCTAAGTGTTAAGTTACCGTCTGCTTCGATGGCACTTCCGCCTGCATCAACTAACCAAATGTTTCCACCAATTACACCTGAGTCACCGTGTACTGCTAGTTGATATCCACCATTGCCTAAAGTGTTGTCACCAAAGACACCAGTGTTTGCTTTTGTTGAATTGTTAACAACGTTACCAGTTACATAACCGTTTACACTATCAACAAGTGTACTTGAGTCATCAGCAAAAACTGATCCTGTCATGTCACCTGTTTGATATCCTGTAACATTACCTGTAACATTACCTGTTAAATCACCTGTAACATTACCTGTTACTGATCCTGTAAATACAGCATCTGTACCGTTAGTACCGTTATCTAAAATTAATGTACCATCGTTGGCTTTAACGTCTCCAGTAAATCCTCCAGCAAAGTCACCTGTTAGTGTACCTGCTAGGTTCGCGGCGTTAATTGTTCCCGTTTCGTAGTCAATAACCACAGTTGAATCTGCGGCAATAACACTTCCGTATAAAGGTCCGTTAATCTTACCTGATGTGGTGATTTCGTTAACGTATAAGTTATTCCATCTTTTGGCGTTGGATCCTAGGTCGTTTGCGGAGTCTACTTTTGGAATAACGTCACTGTTAACTTCAGCACCGAAAACAACTTCGTCAGTTGCTTCGTCACCAATTTGAATGTTTTGTCCTTGTGCTACAATATCACCAGTTGCTGTGATATTACCAGTGATCGCTATGTCACCTGCACCTGTAATTCTTTGTCCACCTAAATCTAGGTTACCTTGTAATGTGAAACCAGTTCGGTCAACAATATCTATCGGAACACCGCCTACGGTTGCACCATCGCCTACATATACCCTTTTCTCATCGGTAGTGTAGACTAGTTCACCTTCAGCAGGAGTGATAGTTTGTCTTTCTGCTTCAGTTCCTCTTCTAATCTTCAACGCCATTGTTAATTGCTCCTACAAACCTTTATATAATTGTTCCGCCATCAATACCATTAATAGCAGGATTAGCAAACGTTCCCATATCAAAATCACCTTGTGAAATGATCCATTGTATTGGGTTTAATGCGATACCTGTAATAGTACCCATGTCAAATGTATTTAGTATATTTTCTGTGACTGCCGGGTCTGTACCATTTACAAGACCGGTTACATCGCCATAAACAGGACCATATACGGGACCTGTGTGTGCTCCAGTACTATTACCAGTTAAGTTACCAGTTAAATTTCCTTCTAAATTGGCATTTAACGTTCCTGCTGTAACAGTACCAGTAATATTGATGTTACCGTTTCCGATAATATCAAATCCATCTAGATCTAAATTTGCCGCTAATCTCGGATCTGGATCATCTTCTAGTTGGAAGGTACCATCTATGGTTAGCACGTTTCCAGCAACAGAAGTGTCAATATTTGAACCACCAACAACAGTTAATGCACTGTCATCGCTTGATAAAGTTTTTGATCCTGTATCACCCGAAATAGTCCAAGTATTGATAGCCGTTGTTGAAATTGTGATACCAGTTTCATTAGCGGAAAGTACAATATTGTCTCCTGGAACTAATTCCTTAAACTGTAGATCTGTAATGACTTTTTGTGAAAAAAGTCCATAGTTTCCTGTACCAAGGTTACTTGCAGTATTGCGTTCTCCTTGTCTTGAATCTAGTTCGGCTGTGTTATTGTTAATTTTGATAAAGGCGTTACGTAAACTCTCACCTGTACCGTCATTAGCAATATTACCTACATCAATTAATTCAATAGCCATTTACAGTTCCTTTATTATATTTATCCTTATGCTTGATTCCAACCACCACCAGCATAGAAGTACAATCTTGGAGTACCTGCTGTGGTAATCGCCATCTGTCCGTCAGCAACACCGGTAGTAGGTAAAGCGTTTACGTTCAAGTATGTTGGAACCGTTACGCTACCTGTAAAGTTTACAGTTCCAGAAAACTCAAAGTTACCTGAGGCATTTTGTGTGGCTCCTGTTGCAGTTCTAAGTACTGTACTGTCAACAGTAAGAGTTCTGTTTGCACTAAAGTCACCACCGCCTTGTATACCGCCATTTGCTGGAGTAATAATTTGTCTTGCTGTTCTAACAACGGTGCTGTCTACGGAAATTTCATCAGCCGCGGCAGTTATACCATCGCCGCCACCTACACCAATCGTAACTGCACCTGATGTTCCGCCACCTGTTAAACCTGTTCCTGCAATAACTTCAGTTACGTCACCAACATAAGATGACCATCCGCTACCGTTGTAAACCTGAACGTCAGCAGTTGATGAGTTGTAAATGATCATACCAGCCGCTGGATTGGTAATTACGTTACTTCTTTGTGCATTTGTAAACACACCAAGTTTTAGATACTTTTGATCTGTAACAGTAACATTGCCAGTTAGGTTAACATTACCGTTTACAGTAGTTTGCAAGTTAGCCAAGGAGTTACCAACTGCACTTAAGGCAGTCACTCCACCTGGACTATCTAGTGTAACAGTTGATGAGTTTGTATCAAGGATTTTAAATCCGTCTACTCTAATAGCCTTAGCGTCAAGATGTCCTTCCGCTGTTCTTAATGCCACTGAGCTGTTTAATGTTGCATCACTCGGAGTAACAACCGTATAAGTTTCTGCGGCAGTTTTATATAAAATACCGTTACCTGATATATCAGAATGTAATAAACCACCACCTTCGTCTACAACAGTTTGGAATGCTACTGCTGTTGGTGATGCTGTTCCGCCTGTGTTATTAGCAACAACGGTTTTTGTTGTTAGTGTTTGTATTTCTGCTAAAGCAACACCGCCGTCTTTAATTGTGATTAATCCTGCGTTAGATGCAAAGTTATCTGAACTAAATTGTGCAATACCTTTAACAGTAGAAGATGCATTATTAAGATTTAATTTACTTTGTGCGATAGCCGCTGTTGAGTTAATATCTGCGTTTGTAATTGAAGCAGGAGTTAACGAAGTTGTTAATGTGTTTCCTGATCTTGAAACAGTAATTGCTCCGCTAATGCTTACGTTTACAGCCTCGTCATTTACACCCGTAAATGCTAACAAATCTCCATCACTAATAGAACCTGTTGTAACACCTGCGAGTTCACTTACTGAATCCTGTGCGGCCAAGCCGTCGTCAACATATTGTTTTGTTGCCGCATCTAAATTCTGTGTTGGAGGATCAAGGTTAATAATCTTATTTCCGTTTGCATTAACATCTCCGGTTAGTGCATTACTACCGTCTAGTGGTAGATAACCTGGAGAACTTGCTAGGTCACCGCTAAGTGTATCTTCAACAAATCCTCTAACTGCTCTTTGAACCGGAACCAAGTCAACGGCATTCTGTGTAAATGTTGCATCAGTATCGAAACCTCTAACACTAACACCTGTTGCCAACTGTAGTGATGCTAGACCTGTAATACCAATATCAGCGTTAATATCTACCTGTCCAGTACCTTGGTCAACGCTAAAGAAACGTCCAACTCTAAAGATACCGTTTTGGTCTGTACTAACGTAGAACACACGCCCCTTACCAATTTCCTGTATTTCATTCTGTTGATTTGTTCTTGGCTCAGGATATTCTGGAGATCCCGGAGCACCAAAAATCACGCTCGGATAGTTTGTTTCATTGTATCCTCCAGAACCAATGTCTAAGAAGTCATGTCCTGTTGCTCTACATAGTGAAATGTTTACAGTGATTGTTGCTGGTTCGTTTCGATCCAAGCCACATATAATTTGAACTTTACCTGTTGCTGGTGTTGAAGTTGCTAAACCATATGGAAGTTCAGGCGAACCACTTGCACTAAAGTCAACGCCGTTTCCATTTTCTGCGATAGTGATATAAGCAAAACCTGTTGCGTCACCTTCAGTTCCATTGTAGTAACCAGTGACTGTCATTTCACGCCCGTCGATGATGAACTGCATGTTACCATTACCTGGACTATTGGTTCCGTCTGGTTGTGCATTTAATCTTTTCTTAAACAATAGACCCTGTGTTGATGTTTCATCTAATGCCTCAACAGCAATTTTTGTATCGCCTGCCGCACTACCATAACCGCCGATTGTGTTTGTGTGATCAACTGACAGTGTAACAAATTCAAAGAATCCGTCGAACTGGATCATTGCATATTTTTCACCATTTGAATAAACAGTTTCGTCTGCATAATCTTCACCAGTATTACCCTGTCTAGTAAACTCTAAACTTCTGTATGTTGTAACGTCTGCATTGTTTGGATCAAGAACGAATTCAATAGCAGTTGAAGGTCTTGTTGGTTTAAGAACATCAACGCCTCCAAATCTATATTGTCTTGCATCATGGAATTCAACTACTTGGTCATTAGTTAATGCCTGAACCAAACCAGTTTTTTCAGTTCCTTCATCACCTGTTGTTGCTAGGTCAATTTTTAAAACTCTTCTTGGATCATATTCTGGGTCAGTAGCCTGAGCAGTGTGTACTGCTGATGCCGCAGTCTCTGGTGCAGAGTTACTTGGAGCATAACTTACTTGTGCTACCAAATATTTTTTCTTACCGTCTGATCCACCATGATCAATGTAAAGGAATGATTTTCTATGTGGAACGTGTTCGTAATCATATACATAGATTGTGAAGTCACCTTGTGCGTTTCCTGTTGAGTAATCTGTTCCTTCTTGTGTTGTTGTCTTAAATGTTTTTGCAACCTGCATCATAGGATCAGCAAGCGTAATAGCATCAGGGGTTTCGTTTGGATCTTGTCCTTGTGCAGTTAGACCGTATATACCATTTGCTGTAGATCCTGCTACTGATCGTATTTGTGATCCATTTACTGCATAATACGCTCTATATGTATAGTATGTAAAGATACCAACAAGTTCAAGCAAACCGCCGTTTGTAGCAACCATACCATAACCGAGATCATTAACTTGTGTATAGTCGTTACACAGCATGGATTTATATCCTGCTGGTTGTAAAACAATTACTGAGTTTGGTGTTGAACCAGTGTATCCGTTTCCGTTATTAGAACTTTCGTCCAATACCAATGTTGCCGTACCTGCCGCTTGATCATAATCAACAATATCATTAACTTGGTATCTAACACCAGTGATATAGAATGGTGCTGGAAGTTTAGGTTTTCTTACATAAAGACCTGTTCCTGCATCAGACTGCACTTGGATATTAAAGTTATCTGTCTTGCTGGCAAATTTTACATATAAACTTCCTGCAAATGCGTCAACAAATTTACCACCAGCAAATGTTTGTTTGTTTACAGATTTAGAAAAAGTTGTTGAAGTTTGTGTGTATGGTGATTTGGTTGTAATCGCACCTTCGGGATCAAGTACTTCCATAAATCCGCCAACACCTTGAACTGTCACGTTACGCATGATAGTTGCGTTGTTCATTAAGAACGCATCTACCTGATCGTTGTTTTTAGGTTCGTTGAAATTAGTATCTTCAACTATGTCTGGTATTGAAGCCATTAAACTACCAACAATAGTTGATACCGCACTGCTTACAGGTGCTATCGTTACACGTTCAATTGCACCTCTAATCTGTACAGGATCATCGTTGTTTAAAACATTAAGGGCAATAGTTCTAGCATATCTTAACGCATCAACGGTTTCTGCTCTTTGATTATTTAAAACTTCAATTGACGAAGCATCATAATATTGTAATGCCGCGTATAATGTTTTTGTGTTTCCACCGTGTCTAAGATCGTGTGCTACACTGTTTACAATTATTCCAACGTCACGTCTACATTTTGCAGTATCGTAATTTAAATTAGGATATGTTGCTGTAATGTATTGGATTACTTCTTCTTGTAGGAACGCTTTGTTTGCAACAAGACCATCTGCTTCTGTGTTGTAGTTACCAGGGTTTATTGCATAGTCATAAATTCTACTTGCGTGGTTTGTTAGATAGTGATAACCAAAACTACCTGGAAATTCACTGTTGAACGCATTACCTTGTGACAGACCTGGTGCTTGGACCGGATCATATGTCATTCCATCAAATTCTCTATCACGATAGAAGTAAGTGTCTGCATAAGGTGACTTACTCATTCCTGCCGCTGGTCGAATTACTACCCTTCTAAATTCATCACCTTTGATGGAAACGTTTTCTGGAACTCTAATAGGTAGTTGTTCGTAGTAGATACCTGATTCGATATGTATTGATATCTGTGCTTCTTTCGTTGGCCAACCAATTTTCAAAGTGTCACTGTTAGCAAAAGCCTGTGCCGCTCCGCTGTTTTTAATTATATTTCCAAAGGCATCTCTTAGGTATGTTACAACTACAACATCATAACCTGAATTACTGCTATCATAAGAAACTATTCTAGCACGACCGCCATTCTCTTTTGATACAATTACTCTACCTGGTAATACGTCAGCAAACAAACCTTGGTCAACTTTACTTGCAAGACCCTTGCTTATTTGTAAAGTATAAATGTCATCACCGTTTGATATTATGTTGCTAATAACACTGTTGTTTGCGCCATCATCATACGTGATTGTTTGTGTGTACGGACCTGTTTCAAGTATAACGTCCTTGATAAATGCTTCAGCGGCCTGACATGCTTCGTTAATGGTGCTGTAAGCATAAGCAAGGGCTCTACCTTTTTTGCTGGCAGGAACTTCATCAACATCCATCTGTGAATCTGATCTACCAGTTGTGCTTACATAATAGTTAATGCTACTTGCAAAACTTGAGTTATCAACATAATCCTTCGTTGCCGCATCCTGTTCGTTAACAGGATCTGCTAGATTTGTAATTTTGTTATTGTTTAGATTTAAATCTGTAGAAATTTGTCCGCCTTCACCTCTAACATATCTGTTGTCGGCAAAATCTTTTGTGATGGCAAATGATCCGTCGCCACCAGTTGGAGCACCATGGGTATTAACATATTGGGTGTAAATAGGATCCGCTGGATCATCACTCGGAACTCTTAGATTACCAATACCAAAAAAGTTTTGAGCATTTAAATGATTGGCAAGTTTTGGTGAGTTATCCGCTTCAAGTTTACCACCAGTTGCTCTAATAGTAATCGTATCTTGATCTGTAATATCAACAGCAATACCATCACCACCAGCAAGTCCTTTTTGCAATATTGCTGTTCCGGCACTGTTGGTAATAAAAACTTTATCTGCTTCAATAGAGTTAGGTGTATCTCCTAAATCCGTAAAGTTGATCGAACCACCCTGTCCAAAAACAGCATAAAGTTCTCTAAAGTTTTCGTTGACTTTTCTAAACGATTCGCGAATACTGTCGCCGGTATTATCGTTACCTTCAACACCTATATTAACTTCTTGACGTGACATCTACAGCCTCTCCATACTAAAATCTATTTTATCCATGTCTATGTTTACACTTTCACCACAACCGCAACTTGATGATGCGTTAGGATTTCTTATTTCAAACATGGACCCAAAAACTTGTTCCACATAATCTATTTCAGCACCAAATAAGAAAAGAACACTTTGCTTATCTACTACTAGTCGTCCACCATTTGTATCTATGACTTCATCATGTTCCTGCACTTGATCTTCATCTAGCATCTGCCAATCGTATGAAAAGCCAGCACATCCGCCACCCTTGAGAGACAATCCAACAGCATATTTGCTTTGATCACTGCATAATGCGTTGATTTTCTTTTCTGCACTTGGTGTAACTGATATAAAAGACATATTTTAATGCTCCGTTAGTATTATTTACCTATAATTTCTATAATCTTAATGTAAATATAGTTATGTTCTTAAGAGAATACAGTATAAGTTTGCGGCACACTAGACAGTCTAAACTAGGCAAAGAGCACGTTTATTGGCGAACAAGACGCCAGTGTGTGTTTCGTTGCGATAGTTGTGATACCGAGTTTGAGCGTTTGCGGGGATCTATGGATCCAAAAAGATTAAGCAACAACTATTTTCATGTTTGTTCAAAGTGTGATGCTAAAAAATTTGCACAGAAAAAGGGAGTTGAACGCAAACAGGTTTGGACGTTGTCTGCTAGTTCAGATCTCCCTATTAGTAAACTTTAGATTGATTGTTCCGATTTGGCTTTTTCGTTAGCGTCTAAGAACTTCTCAAGTTTATCCTCTTGTATACAAAACAACTTATCTAATCTGTCGTTAGGGAATTCCTCCATGAGATTGAGGTATATAGTGTCGTTGTTCTTTTTAACCCATTCTGCACATTCTGTGTTTGAGTCAAATGTAGGATTATACCAAATGTATAAATCCTTTCCACCGTCACTATATGTCATTGCCATAAACGCAACTAAAAACCACTTCATGAGTATTACTCAGACTTCCAAATAGTCCAAGCACCGTATGCGATAGCACCATAAGCAAATAGTGCCGCAATTGGTTTAAAGATTAAAAACGCAAGACCTGCGGCAATTAATACTGCGCCGTCGAGTGTTGTACGTTCTTTAATACGAGCGTTAATCCATTTTTGTAACATAATGTTCTCCCAGTTTATTGTTCACTGCAATACTATTTATATAAATATTTTCACCATATTTAACATCAGGAGGAATTTTATGTTTCAGTGGTTTAAAAAACTTTTTTCAAAGTCTGTTGATGACACATTAGTTCTTACAGAGCAAATGATTGTAGAAGAAGAAAAACCGGCTAAGAAGCCAACACCAAGAAAAAAGGCGCCTGCTAAAAAGACACCTTCTAAGAAGACACCAGCAAAACGCGGCCGTCCTAAAAAGAATAAATCTTAATTTTTACGATAGCTCATTAATCCTTGAATAGCAGTATCTTGGCGAGTCAATTTTCGATCTAAAACATCGATTGCGGCTCGCTGTTTTCTTAATTGATCTTCTAGACTTTGCACATATCTTTGTGTAGGAATTTCCTGTGTGGAACCGTCTTCACCCTCAAATGTAAATCTATCTACACCTTGGGCTCTAAGACCGCCACTAACACGATTAGGATTTTTACCATCCGATGACTGCGTCTGAGCTGGCTGTTTGCCATACATCTTGTTCAAGTAACTCATTATTGTTCTCCATATAGTATTTATATAAGCCAATGCTTGCTAGATTTTTTGCCTTTGACTCTACCATAATATCTGCGTAATCTCTAAATGTAAGTGCCCAATCATTTACAGCATTGTTCCACATAAAATCTGAATGTGCTCTAAGTTTTTGTTTCTTGTAACCTTCTAGTAATAACATATCCATTGTAGGCTTTTTATTAACATCAAAGTCTACAAGCAAATCTTCACGTGATACTGAGTAATGTATGACGGGACGCACACCACGCCAACTATCAATTATGCGAGCAAATCTATCGTCGGTGGGTTGAATGTATTCTCCACTAGCGACCCAGTGATGGTGTATGTCAAGCACGAGTGCGACATGTTCTCGCAACTGTAAACTTGCGTCGATACCCCACGACATTTCGTCGTTCTCGATTGTAATACAGTTTCTCGCTTCTGGCGAGAGTCTCTTGAGGGCGTCTTTGATGCCTTGTGGACCTTTTCTACCCGATATGTGGACATTGCATTTAAAGTCTTGAAATGTCTGTCCGTATCCCATCCACCTGATGACATCCACATGATATTCAAACTCCTCTATACTTCTATTTACTATATCTTCATTATCGCTAGCCAAAACAGTAAACTGGCCAGGATGCATACTAAGCCTAACATCAAGCGACCTAGCGAGGGCACCGACCCTTGCGAAATGCTTTTCGCAATATGCAACCACATCAGCACGTTTCCAATAATAGCACCAAGTAGGCTCAGTGTATACAGGAAGGACATCACTACCAAGTCGGACCATTCGTAATTCATGTGGTAAACTCCCTACGTATTCTATAAGGTTGTAATAGGACTGTATGTTGTGTACCATGATGTCCCATAGTCGCTGTTCAGCGACTTCTTTTGTTTGTCTATTGAGCCAAGCAACTGTGGTTGACCTTGTATTCAACGGACGCTGAATTTCTTCTAGTAGTTTTTTCTTCTGCGTTTGATCTGGGTGCATGTACTTACATGCAAAGCCTATGCGTTTAATATTATTCATGTGTTTATTATATTGCCTATTTTGTTAATTGTCAAGTCCAAAATTTTCTAACCCACGGATCCAAACAACAATGTGGATTAGGATCTCCATGGAATACTGCTATAGAGGTTTGAGGTTTAATTTGTGGATCTCCTGTATTCTCAAAATCCTTATGATCATTCTTCCAAACCAATTTAGGATTACCTCTCATTTCCCATTTGTAACTTTGTATCCATTCGTCTGGCCAAAATTCAAAATCATCAGTTACTTGTGCAAATAACCAATCCTGATCTCCTCTATACTTTCTTGAAATAGTATTAGGAGAAGCAATGAAATTATCATACACGTGGTGCTTTTGTCCTGTTTGCATACGTACTATGGAACTATTAAATTTTTTCCAGGAAGGTATTTGGTGTCTTGTGAAATCTCGTATCACACAAAATTTGCCTGGCTTGTATGTAAAGAGTTTATCAATGTTGTTGAACACTATCATGTCAAGATCCATAAACAACAAAGTTCCCTTTAACGGAAAATTTTTATCAAACACAAAAGGTTTATACCACCATCCTTCAATGTTATCATTAAGTTCTAATGGTATGACCTTTATGTTTTTATCTAAGCCACTAGGATCTTCTGTGAGGCAAGCAAACTCTACTGGAATAGTAAGGTGTTTCATACATTGTTCGTATAGTCTGTTTACATATGACGAACTGTATTTGTTACCAACCTTTAGTGTTACAATGTAATTGTATATTCCAGGATTTTCTGCAATCTTTTTCGCACGGATTTGCTCGTACTCTTTGAAGTTAACACTTTTCTCAATCTTAGCATTTCTACGTTCTTCACGTATTGCTAACCATTCAGCCTTTGTGTATTTTGACTTATCAATCTTTGCCAAGGACTAACCCTCATATATTGCCGAGTTTGCTCCGTGTTCCGCACATTCAACCTTAACGCAATAACAACGATTGTCTGTTGCTTCACGTATTAGTTTATCTGCAAAATTAAATGCGTGTTCCGCAAATTTCTCTGCACCAACGCCGTCAAAGATACGTAGTTCTGCTAAGCCTAGTGCTTCTAGTTTTTGCAATTCTTCTAAAAACGGATCTGCCTTATCTACTGCTACTTTGTGATCAAAACTATCTTCTAACCAAGCCTTCAAAGGTTTAAGTCCTCCAAAGTCTACTGCCCAGTTTTTGTTGTCTAAATGGTCACATCCAAATGTGAATGTAAATGCTAGACTGTAACCGTGTAGTAGATGACAGTGTGAATGATCTGCGTTTGGCTGTCTAAAGACTGCCGATAGGCCAATGTTATGACCGTAATGTTTTGTGCTATAGTGTTTTGCCATATGTTTTCTCCTATGTAATATGGCGGCAGAATTAGAAGGGTTGACGCCAAGTCCTATATTATTCTTATATTATATACTATCAAAGTCGGTGTTGTCAATCACTTTTAATTCAAAGTTGTCCAAACACCAGGATTTTGGTAATCGCCAATTAGGTTCTTGATAAGTTATGAAATGAAGATCTGGATACAACTCTATAACTTTTGCTATTTGATGTATCCAAAACTTTGGATCAGTTTCTCTGTAGTCTTCAGCAACATAGTGTTTTGTTCCTTTGTACAGATTGTTTTGTTTTCCTTCCTTGCCCCAAAGGTCAAATCCTATGAAATGTACATAGGGATCTTTTTGTTCTCTAGCCTTCATTGCTCCTATTAAAAGAGCAAACGAACCACTACCCCAATTCATTTCTTCATCGGCTCTAATTTGTGGTTCATATGGAACATCGGGCAGTTCTTGGACTATGCCTGGGGTCCACGCATTGTCTCTAAAAGGTTGCCAACATTTTCTTGTAAAGATAGGTTTAACGTAACCAGTGTCGATGGCCTCTCTAACCATTCTTCGATCACAACAGACCAGAAAGTCTACATCCATATCTCTATGGATAGCATTACAGCCTATCTTCAAAGTTTTGAACTTGTCTATAGGAATTGATTTCCTACTTTCACCATTACCAATAACTAACATGAAACTATTTAATAGTTTTAGTTTTGGAGTTTTTGTTTCTTGGATCGTTTGCTGTTAAGTCGCGGAGTTCTTTCATATCCTTTTGTACGACCTTAAGTTCTTTTGCTATCGAGTTAAATGTGTCGTTGGTATTTTTCATCAAAGAATGTACATCTCTAATTGCGTAGATCACCCACCACCACCATGTAACGGCAACCATTGCGGTTATTGTTGCTACTAATAACCATACAACGTGTACGGCATCTGCCAGGTCAAAGAGGTAGAAGAAACCTAATACGGCTAAAGCAATCACAGGAAGTGCCTGTGCGGCTATTGCCCAGGCTGAAACGTGTGTTGGTACTGAATTGAATTTTTTAAATTTTTTGTATATGTTAAGCACTTGATTTTCCTATAGTTCCGAAAGGCAACCACTTACCCGGAGTTCCGTCACGAGTACATACCCATCCAACGTATCCGGTATCCAAGGGTTCATCATTCCAAATGATATCTCCTTTTACATAGTATCCTGTAGAAGGAATACCAGTACCGTTCATAAATTTACGTCCGTTAAATCTCACGCTTCCTGCTGTAGTTAGCGACACGTCATCGTCGGGGTTAGTAACACCAATACCAAGTTTTCCATAAACATTAACTTTAGTATCTGTGTTTCCTTTCAAACCTATAGTAACATCACCATTGTGCTTAATAGTAATTCTATCTGTGTTATCTGTAATTAGTTTAAGAGTATGGTTAGTCCAGTTACCGATCTTTGCTTCTGAATTATCAGCACCAAATATCATTTCTAGATTTTCATCTAGTATTGACAATGCCGCATTAGGTTGATCTGTTCCTATACCTACCCTACTATATGTTGAATTGTAAAACACGAATTGATCTATGTTTAGATCACCAACAGTGTTTAGATCTCTAAGCCTTCCCACAGATTGTAAATTACTATTAACAACAGTGTTACCTAGTGTATCTTTGGATAGCACAGATGTGTTATCTATCTTATAGTCACTGCCTGATCTAATATCAATAGAATCTGAAGACCAAAGTCTGTCTGGGTTTGCTTGAAATATAAACTGCCTTGTTGGTCCTGTTCCAACCCATTGTAAGCCTTTTCCGTATATAGAGCCGTTGTTTTCTTCTGCCTTGAATTCTAAAGGATTCGAACGCTCGTTTCTGATGTCTGCGTGGATTTCAGTAACGTTAATTCTGTCTGCTGTTATAGTTGTTGCCTGTATATTGCGAGTAGTAAGATCACCGTTGCTTAGAATATTACCTGTGTTTAATTCACCGCTTACAGTTAACGGTCCTTCAACGGATACGTTACCCTGTAATCTGCTCGTTTGTATGGAGTTAACAACGATACCGTTGTTATCAATCGTAAGTACAGTTTGCGATGCTAGGTCTTTTATTCCTACTGATGAAAAATCAGAGATGACACCGCCATGGACCTTATCGCCTGATAGTCCATCCACTGGTATATTTAATGCTGGTTCAAAACTTGCTACTGGCATGCTATTATTTAGTCTATTGCTTTAAGTATAATAGTATCAGAGTTTATTCTACCGTTAAGTTTTGTATCTGTAGTAGCAATATCATCAAGGAATTTACGCAACTTAATCTTACCTGCTTTCTTAAATTCCTCTAGGGTTACCTCTGGTTTTCTTAGTGTTTTTTGTATGGAGGTTTCTTCGTGGAACCCTTGTATCGTGGTACCCTTAACGCTCAGTCCAGAACCTTCTCTGCGTGTTCCTAAAGGATCTGGATTCTTAGCCATGTATCGACCAAGTTTTCTATTCTTAGTATTAAACACCCAAAGTTCACTTGCTCCGATTATTTCGGTTGGTGAAATACTAGCAAGTTGGAACTTGTCATCGTTGATTTTGTATTTTAATTTGGAAACTATTTTTTCAACACTACGCACTCTCTTGCGAGGCTTACGTTGTGCTTTACTGGTGTCTATAACAAGCATACAAGCGCCTACAAGCGTTTTTAATCCTTCTAGGTATAGTTGTGCTTGTTTTTTATTAAGATGGCTGTATCCTTCTTTTAATTGCTCTGCCCAGTCTCTTTCGAGTTCAGTCATTTTGGATAGTTGGGCTTTTGTTGGAGGACTAACCAATTCTTCAAATTCGGCTATTTCGGGAGAGTACATATCAATTATCTTACGGGCATGAGCCTGTGATACCTTGAAGTCCAGGAAGTGTTTTGTAAAGTTAAAAGACTTAGGCTTAAAGTTATCAGGATCGTCTCTCCAGGTGTCTAGCCAATCGTCAATCCTTTCACAAGCAAGTAACGCCTGCTGACGAATACGTTCTTGTATTGATATTACTGGGGCTTTGCGTTTATTTTCTTTTTCTTCTTCTTCTGCCTTTTCTTCAATGACTGTCTTTCCGCTTTCATATAATTTGTCAAGAGTTTTATCTATAAAACTTGACATTGGCTTTGCTTCTCCGCCAAGTCCTGGCATTCTATCAATGTATTCCTGTGTGCCTGGATGTAGATCTGGAGCACCTTTATTAAGTATTCTACACAATCCACCTAGTGTGCTATTAAATTCACTTTCTTTGTTTTTTGCTATGATGGATTTCTTTTCAGACCATTTTTCAGATTGACTTACATAGTCCATGGTCCATTTTTTAAAGTCAGTGCTCTTATGTTCTAATCTATAATAATCAAGTGCGTGACTCTTGGCTCTATAAAACTGTTCACCAGAAAGTTCTAAGCCATTACTTAGATCAGGTTCTCCTGCGGTAGATTTTACTTTGCTTACTACCTTTTTCTTTCTAGTTGCTACAGCCATTTATCTCTCCTTTTACAAGTATATATGCAAGAATAATATTATTGTACACTTTTTTCGTCTAAAGTCAAGACTTTTTCAACTTTTTCGACTCGTTCATAGCGAAATGAACGCCAACCCTTTGCATTAACGTCCCAAACACTTACAACCTTATCGCTGATTTTCCTAACCTTTTCCTGACTTAAAGGATCGGTTTTTGTTGCTTTTGGTTTGATGTCTTCCTTTAACGTGCAGGTCATTACCCGTTTATCGCCGTCTAATTTGATAAACGTAACTTCTAAAACTTCCTCTTCGAGAAGTTTGTATAGTTCTTCCTTTGTAGGAATACCTTTTAATTTTGCTATTTTCTCATTCATGATTATACTATAACACCTTTTAATTTATTGTCAAGATTATTTTCAAAAGAATAAACTGGAACAAACCATTTAGGATTGTTAAAGAATTTTCCTTTAATTCTTAGTTCCATACGTTTTTTACTTTTAAGAACATAGATTTTAGCCTGATCTGGATCTACTATGTTGTGTATATCCATTGTTGATTGACTTTTATTAAAAACACACTTTGCTGAATCGTATTGCGGAACACGAGTGTTATCTATACGAAACATAACAAGACGTATGTTTAAATTTTTACTATGACGCCAAAACACTGTAATATAGTAATTGCTTTTAGAAAAAACTTTTTCAATCCAAGGTTCTACAGTACTGTTCCACAAGGCACAACTGTTTTTAGTTTGGAAGTTTTCGTCGATGCGAAATTCAGTTTTTAATGATTGCTTAATACTACCTTCACTGCTATTACTAGTCCACTTACCACTAAGGCCTTTTACATCGTAGTGTATTTGATCATTAACTCTAACATCTTCAGGATTATTACCGTGTCCTACCCATTCACCACCCTTCCATTCTAATGAATCCGCAAGAGCATATTCCCATGCTTCTTTTGCGATTTGAAAAGGGCGGCCTTTTGCTAAGTCTTGTCTAGCAGGACCAATACGTCTTTCTAATTCAACTTCTAAGTTATTAAGTGTTGTTTGATCTAAGTTCTTGCGGATCTCATCAGCAGTCATAGGGGTTAGTGAATACATAACCGTGTCCTTTTGTTATGGCGGTGAGTGAGGGATTCGAACCCTCGGTACGCTTACACGTACAACACCTTAGCAGGGTGCCGCTTTCAACCACTCAGCCAACTCACCTGTTACTCTGCATAAAGAGTTTTAATACAAACCACTTGTGTATTTTCAAGGGGATAACCGTTTGGTGATCCCATATCAAGGATTAATTCTTCACGTGCCGCAAAACATTCTTGAAATGTATCGTATTCTCTTATTAATTCGGCATCTGCAATAGAAAAGCCAGACACGAAAATAAGATTTACTAAAACCAATGTCCATGTCATGGCTATATCTCCTATTTCCTAAAATTTAAGGTTTGCTTTTTACCTTCATAGTAAAAGGTAATCGTTGAGTGACTGTATACTTCACGTTGAAGTTCTTCATAACGTGTTTCTACCTGACACTGCGTTCTAGTACCACCGGTGGCTTTACTATTGTTATGGGCAATAATACCACCAAGAAGTGCGCCAACTGCCGCACCATTATCTACATTCTTGGTTACATTATTACCGATAACTCCACCAATGATTGCTCCCGTAAGAGTATCTTTTGTTTTATCACCCGACACCGTAACATCACGGCAAACTTCTACTTTGTAAGGAGTCTGCTCAATAACTGTTTTGTAGTGATCGGAGATATTTGCATTTGCCTCGTCAGCGAATGTTGGAAATGCGAACATTGAGATGACGAGAAATGTAATGGCTAGATGTTTCATTGTGAATCTCCTATTGTCTATTTTCGATTACAGAATCAGCCAAGCCATAATCAACTGATTCCTGGGCCGTCATAAAATTATCACGGTCCATGTCGTGCTCAAGAGTGCTATAGTCTTTTCCAGTGTGTTTAACATAAATCTCGGTTAACACCTTTTTCCAACGAACAAGTTCCTTGGCCTGGATCTCTACATCACTTGCTTGACCTTGCATTCCACCTAAGGGTTGGTGGATCATATGCCTTGCATTTGGCATAATGTATCGTTTACCTGGAGCACCGGAACTTGCCAACAATGAACCCATTGATGCGGCTTGACCCATAACGTATGTGTGTACCGGAGCCTTGATAAATTGCATGGTATCATAAATGCTCATGCCGGCTGTTACACTTCCTCCAGGACTGTTAATATAAAAATTAATAGGTTTGTCTTTGTTTTCACTTTCAAGGAATAACAGTTGGGCAACTATAAGACTTGCACTATGTGGCATGACTTCTGTGTCCAACATAACAATTCTATCTTTTAATAAGCGACTATAGATGTCGTAGGAGCGTTCTCCCTTTGATTCTTTTTCAACTACGATTGGTACTAGATTTGGCATTAAAAACCTCTTGTTTTATTCATGTTAAATTCCTGTGGACCTTTTGTGGTAAATTCTAAACCCATTTTGTTTCCAACATATACTTTACCGTTCCACATCATTTTTATTTTGTTTTGTGCAAGCCAAACATCAACAAAATGTCCTGGCTTAAAATGATCTATTTCTGCTTCAACAATCTTGTCATTGTCTGTACAAATTACACTGCATTTATTATCATATTGTGAATTCATCTTTGTCCCTTATTAATTAGTTTTAACTATAACAGATATTTTTTCAATTGTCAAGATAAAATATATTCATAATTTACAGTGTCTTGATTTTCCTGTAATTCAATAGCACCGTTGGACAAATGAAACTTACGTGCCATTTCTGTCTTTGGTGATAGTGTTACGTGCCTTTTGATTTCTGGCTTTTTGGATAATAAAAGATCTGATACTGCGTTTACTATCTTTCGACCTGCACCTTTTTCATAACTCCATACTGTGTAAAACATTGCTGTGTTTGGATTATTGTTGTTTTCTAATTCTTTTTCCGTTGTGGCCACACCATTTGTGTATGCTAGGCATATAATTGCTTTTGGATTTTCATCCTCGACCGGTGCCTCAACGGCATATTGATCTTCGTACAGTGCATATACTTCCTTGTTTGGTTGGAATCTCCAATCTAAGGAAATATGTGGTCGAACCGGATCGTGTTCAATAAACTTTTTATGTTCATTTCTTAACAGTGCAATCATTTACTAATCCCATAATGCTTCGTAGTACTTACCGAACAACCTAAATCCGTTGCTAATTCGTGATTGTTCTTTATCCATTGCGTCCTTTTCTGTCTTTATATCAAAACGCATGAATACATCATCCTTGTTTGCTTTACAGTCAAATGCGTATATCATTTCGTCCAATACCCAATCCCAACGTTCAAAGAATTTTTCGTCAGTTTCACCTGAGTCCCAATATGCTTTACTTTCGGGATCATTTATTCTTAAATTTTCTGGTACATCAGTCATATCAACATTAGGAGCACCGTGCTTAGTTTCCTTTAGTTGTTTGAGCATAGGTAAGATAATTGGAGCAAGTGTATGATCCATACTCCAAGTGTCCCACTTGTCGATATGTACTTTTACTTTTTGTTCTGGACTATATCCAAACTTGTCATACAGCCAATTGCTCCACGGCCAATGATTCGGGTACTTTCCAATTTTAACCTTCATAACTTACCACCTTTACGTTTTGTTCTTTGCCGGGCAAAGTAAATCCTCCTGCATATTCAAATGCTGTTTCTACATCTTCAAATAGAATAGGCTTAAGATTCCAATCGCATTTATCTGTATTCTCTGTTACAAAAACCCAATCGTCTTTGCCGTCAAGGCATACCATAATAGCAAACATTAATAATCTACCTCTTCA